GTCTACCTCAGAAATCTGGGGTAGCAGGAGCCTAAACCTGGGATAATCCAGGTATGATAGCTCCTCACCACGTCTCATTTGTACGTGGTTAGAGGACGACGCCCTTTGTGGGACGAGCGTCCCCTCCTCGCAATAGAATGCGAGGTGACACGATATGTACGTGTCCTCTTCAGACACCTTGAATATTGTCCGAAGATTGTCGATCTGCGTCGACAACTGATGAACTGACGCACTGAGTGCGATTTCATCATCGCCTACAAGACTGTATACCTGTAGACGGCTCATGCGGCATATAGCATCATGAGCGATGGTGAGGATGACCTTAGTCATCATATCTCCCATCATCCAGCCTCTTCGTCTGGATACCAGCTGGTAGTTTCCCAGCTGGTCGGGGACAAAAAAGAATCTGTTCCCGTTGTACAAGGTCTTGCCTAGTACAGCCAGTGCACGGGGAAACCCTTCGTGCACCGATGACAGTTTTATCAAAAACTGCCATATCTGACTACTCACAGTCAGATTTCCGAAGTCTGTCGCTTCGGAAAGATCTGTGCTTAATGCATAGATCGTAGCACCTTCTGGAAGGTGCTGCCACTCCGCTGATTGCGGATTGAGGACTTTTTGCACAAACCGCCACAGGTGACGATCTGCTTTAAGCCCTGACTTTACATGCTTATGTTGTAAAGTCGCCTGGTACATGTGTGCCAGGACGCCCATTATTACTTGATAGGCGTAAGGCGCGACGGTTATTGTACGCGCCTTGGAGGGTTCTACGACACTGTGAACCCTCACGCACCTCACATATGTGGGGTGGTGCAGGACCGTCTGTACGGCCCAGCTCAGAACGTCATTCGGCGTTCTGACGGGACGAGGCTCTATGGCCGTCGGCTCGAGCGTTTCCATATTGTATGTGAAACGCAGGACACGCTTTCTTGCAAGCGTATCTCGGAGGAAAGCTGTCTTTCCCCCCTTGCCTCGAGAGGACTCAAGGCAAGCAGTTGTGCCAACAGACACAACCGCGTTAACACCCATGGTGTTAACGGCCATCCTGGTTGCATCCAGGAGGTACGGCTCAGGTATTAATACCCTCTCGGAGGGTTCCTGAACCGTTCTCTTGAATTTTTCAAGAGAATTGCGGATCATCACATGATCCGCCATGCCCGTCGCCCTGGTTTGGCACCAGGTCAAGACGTAGCGTCCCAGCTCAGCTGGAGACTCGAACCCTACCTTCTTCCGGTAGAGGTCGTAGTATGGCACCATGTGTGCCATAGGCCGGTAGGAGTCGATCCTGCCGGTAAGGGCAAACGATTTACGCATGCCCTTCTTCAGACTTTTGAAGTCTGATTGAAACTGTGCGTAGTTATTCGCACAGTTCTCTAACGCCCAACGCGTTAGACGATCCACCTGAGCTTCGCTCGGGTTATCGGACGTACAATAGTACGCCAGCACGGCCGCATTGGCCGTGTGGAACCAGGATCTGACCTGGTTTAGACCATGGTTATCTAACCGTTGTCTTAGTCTTCTCTTGAAGACTTCCGAAACCTTAAAGTAAAGGTTTCGCAGCAGCACTTGCTGCTGGTCTCTCGGACACAAATCCGACAGGAATGTAGGTGCACTTCGTGCACCCAGATACCTCTCCAAAAAGGAGGGCGGT